GTGGCAGAGTTTTTTTTTAGTTTAAAGTTGTGGAAAGCAACCTCTTCGATACCCGTAATGAAGATGCTTGCAGAGCAGACAGAAGCAAATATATCCCGCGCTCTAGATGATGCTGATAAACCAGAGGCTGTTGAATCAGGGGAATTTACTGACGAGCGAGATAATGAAGATGGTACAGTTACAACATTTCAACGAACCTATTACTCATGTGGCTCTTGTGCTGGTTATGATGAAGATGAAGTCAGGGCTGAATACAAACATCTTATAGCGCAGCTTGCTCGACGCTCAACATTTCTTACCATTTTTGGTCTTTTCGAAAACAATATGGTTGGGTGTCTCGAGGTGATGGATGATCTCTCATGTAAGATTACAGACAAAAGACACAAGACAGTTGAGGATTGTCACAAGCGTCTTAGATGCGATTTTGGGGGGCGGAACATTAAAGATATCGAACACCTAGCTGTGATCAGAAATATAATGGCTCATAATGATGGAATTGCAGATAATTACAAAATACTTTCATGCAAACAAATGGAAAAAAATGGATATGAAAAACGACTCCTTCGAGCTATTTCGCGAGCCATATCAGAGAACTCTGGCGTGTCAATTAGCATATTTAATAACGTGCTTATGGATGATCGATTCCTGATGTATGCCATCAGTGAATTTGAGCGCTATGCAAACGAGTTGATCACTGCGATCCGCACTTACCAAGCACAGATGAATTCGACTAACGTGAAATCAATGAGCAATCCTGAGGCTGAACGCAATTGACTAAACACATCAATGTTATTCAACCATGCAAAATTGCCAAGATAATTACTTATTCTTTTTCTCGCTCACAACAGCCTGAGTTTGATTCGACTGCAGTTTTATGCCAGAAGCTGACATCGTATACGTTACAGCATGGTAGAGTTCAACTTGATTCTAAACTGCCGCCAATGTCTATGTAAAGCGGTGTATCTGAGGCCTGTTTTTCTCTGCGCCCCGTACCATCGAAGAGTTCTTCAAGGTATCCTGTGAAGACAATATGGTTATATTTCTGAAACAGTGCTCCATGAGCGACACCCCTTATTCCTATGTATCAATCCCTAGATTTCTGGTAGCTATAAGGACAAGAAATAGCAACCTTCAAGTAAGGTTGTCGCTGAAGCTCAAGCTTCAGCTAAAATATACTTTCTCTGTTCATCTGCACATTTATAGCATGCGAAGTATTTGATTGTTTCCATATCACCAGTCACATACTCATCACAATGTGGACAGTTAACTGCTGACCATCCTCTATCAAAGCATGAAACACAACTCCACTGACCATCGATATAGAAAACCGAATTTGGAGTGTGCTGACATACGTGACAACCAGCTATACATTTTCCACCTTCTTCCCACCAAGCATCACCGATTACATATACATCACGACACAATTTTATTAATATATTTGTGGTAATTTCATGAGCACACCCTGGACATTTATTGATATCTGGATTGAAAAATTCAAATGGTACTTTACAGTTTGGGCAAGGTAAAGTATCGGTCACTGGCTTTACCGCAACGCCCTGCGATTCACAAACCAGACATTTATAATCATCGCCCCATTGATGAGAACCATTAACTTTACCGGCCTCCAAACCACATTGGCGGCACTTAACTATTTTAATCTTCTTTAATCTTAAAATACCAATTTCCTTTGAAAGCTCATCCAGCCTAGTATTGAGAAACTCCTTTTGTTGTAGCATTCGCCTATGTACACGCTCGAACCCCTCCTTATATTTAATGAATTCATCCTTCCATTCAACAGTGAGTAAATTATATAAATGGTGCCATGAAGACCATTGCTGAGCCACAACTCCCGCTTTATTTGCTTGGGTACTTGAGTATTCGGTATGAGCAAAGTGGACAATCTGATTTCTATGTGCACCTAATGTTTTGAACTTATCAAGAACATCTTCATCAAGCTTAATGCCGATAATATTTTTAAGGCGATGAACCGCGTCATTAAAGTACACGGAATTAAAGTCACCAACACTAAACTTTTGTTTATTTGCTTTACCGGGTTCATCTAGTATTAAAGTCCAATGTTCGAGCATCAACCTTGCCTTCAAGAAAAGCTCAATAGCCGTATAGAAATCAACAAGTGAATTCTTGGGTCTTTTATTTAGATCATCAATTGACGACTCAAGGAAGTCTATTGCATTTATCACTAAAGAATCAAAAAGCTGTTCATTACTCTGTACTGTTTGCTTGACGTCTGTGCGTGCCATAAATTTCCTTGATTATACTATCCCACTACTGTTGAACATTATGCCCTTAGAGGCAGTATTTTTAGCGGTATTGTCGGTTCAGTCTACGATAATCTTTATCTACCATATTCCTTCTTTAGGCACTTCAATATTATCAGGCATGGGTAACGCTTTCCTTTACGTTTACAAGTGGGTTAAATCTCACCGCATCTTCCAAATAATCTGGCGCAAAATGCGCATAAACCATTGTTTGTAGAATGCTTGAGTGTCCTAAAATTCGCTGCAACGCCAGAATGTTGCCTCCGTTCATCATGAAATGACTCGCGAACGTATGCCGCAGCACATGCACCGCCTGCCCCGCCGGCAGGCCGGGCGCGACTTCCTTCACGCATAGCCGGACATAGGGGTAATTCAGATCGTTGAACAGCGGCCCCGACTTCACGCCGCAGGTGATCTCTTTGCAGAGTTCGGGCGAGATCGGCACCGTCCGGTTCTTGTTGTTTTTGGTGTTTAGGTAGGTGACCTTGTTGCCAATCACCTCTTCCTTTCGCAGCTTCGCCACTTCACCCCAGCGGGCGCCCGTCGCCAGGCAGAGACGGACAGCTTTCAGGTGATCACCGTCGAGCCGTTCCTGCAGTGCCACGATCTCGGCTTGGGTAAGAAAGCCCATTTCCTGCGCCGGCAGCTTCATTTTCTTCATGGCCTTAAGCGGATGCTCGCCGTGGTAATGCCCCAGCTCGATGAGAACGGAGAACACGCCGCCCAGCATCTCCTGGTCAAGGTTGACCGTCTTGGCCTTCTTACCTTCAGCAAACCGCAGCGCCCGGTAGTCGGCGAAGAAAGTGCGGGTGATCTGGCTGGCTTTGGGTTGCCCCATTTTCTCCGCCATGACGCGCAACTTCTGCGCCCTCTTCACTCCGTCTTTCAGGTGCTGGCCGTGATGGCTCCACCACAGGTCGATCAGGTCGGTTAATGGTCGATGATCAGCAGGCTTATCAAGCCACTCTTTGTTATTCTGCGTCGCGATAATCCAACGCTCGAACTGCTGCGCTTCAGATTTCGTTTTAAACTTTTTGCGGACGCGCTTCCCGTCTCTACCTTGTGGTCGCACATCCACCATGTAACCGTCAGCGCCAAGAGACTTAATGCTCATCCCCAGAGACTCCTTTCAGCACAAATCCCACCTTTACCCCACGAATTCTTTATACGCCAAGCAGTTAACCAGCCTTCTGGCCTTTTTGGTGGTTGGATGTGCTGTCGTGCCCATCAGGGGAGAGAGCAGGAGAGATCTGTCCGATTTCCGGCGCGACATCCCCTGTCATCAGCCACATCGTGTATTTTTTTAACTGCGGATTGTTCACAACAAGCTCGATTGTTTTTAAGCCTGCCTCCGTCTGTCCCGTCTCATAGTTCTTTATCGAACCAAGCGGAACCCCGACCAAATCAGAAAAAGCCTTCTGAGTTAGCCCCTCAGCCCTTCTGATCGATTTCAATTTTTGCGCGTAATCGCTTGACATGGTCACGTCCAAATGACTATCCTTTCGAAAAGGTCACGTTAAAGTGACCTTAATGACTTAAATCTGCGTGATCTTAAAGGGTATCACTATGAACAAAAACCGACAAAAAAAGGTGATTGGAGTGAGGGAAAATCAATTACCTGCAGATTACCCATTCGGTGACCTGCTAGAGGAATCTATCTCTGACTACGCGCGCCGCATTGGTAAGAATCCGCAGACTATCCGCACTCAGGCAGACACCGGCGCCCTACCGATTTTACAAGCTCGTCCAGGCGCCAAGCGCCGGGTCAATCTTTACGCCATTTACCTGAATGCCAAGCGTCACGCGGAGAAGTTTGTCGCGCATATGGGCTCTTGAGGAGGTCGCTCATGACGGAGATGCAACCGCGCGCCCTAATCCAGCTCTCGAAGCACACGTTCGTCTACCGCGGGTTCACTATCCATAAGTGCCCGCGCCATAGCGAAACGAACCGCACGGCTTACCAGCTGATGAGCAACGGGGATTATTTCGGTCGTGATTTCGCACTGGCGGAAGCCATGCGCACAGTCGACAACATGGTCAAAGCTCGGGGAAGAAAATGAAACAGCCTTACAAGATCCTCATTGAGGAGCTCCTGCAGCACTACCACACCAAAACGGCCAACTTGCAGATGGCGACCGCCACCGCGCCAGAGGTTCGCCAGGTATCACTGAACGATTACGCTTTCCGCCTGTGCATTGGCCTGACCGGTTTACTGAGCACCGCAGAAGCCGCTGGCGATGGCCCGGCCGCCGCCGTTATCGATCGCCTGATCATGCGCTGCAACAACGGCGATATTCCGCAACCTGGATTATCTGCATGAGCCGGGTTAACCCGGCCCATCTGAGAGTGCATCCCTTCCATTAACGGTGGGTGATTGGCGTCACGGGATGCGCTCTCAAATGGGAAAAGATTTAACGCGGTATGCCGCCAGCAAGAGCAGAAACGAGACGTTCAACAATGGAGAGTTTTTCATGATGCTTCTTTTTACCAAGCGAAATCATAGCTCGATTTCTTGCCGGGTTAAAAAGGCTGGAGAGAGCATTACTGTCAAACTCTTCGAGCATATTAACGCGTGCGTTCATCTCATCAACACTGAGGTTATGCATTTCGTTAATAAGCGAAAGATATCGCTTAGCCTGCTGACGCGCAGCTTCGGATTTCTTTCCATGCTGAAAGGCAACTCGAATACCACTAATAACTGCGACTATAGCGCCAAACAACTGACTGAGCCCGCTGTTAGCAAAAATACCAGCACCAAGAATAAGCATCACAGCATTAGCCGTAAGATCAATTCTGCGGTTAATGGTTGCTGTCATCACCTCCAGCCAATAGCCGTACCAAATGCGGAAACGCAAAGTATATTCAGTCGGTTGTTGTGCCATAAAGATTTACTCCTCGTCATCATCCTCCGGTGGCTCAGGTTTATGCAACACGTGAAAGTCATCGGATTTATCGCGAGATTGCGAATTGTCGTTGTCGCCCATAGAGGCTCCTTCTTGTGGTGGGTGGTTGTCATGCCCATGTTCCTGCCAGAACGTGGTGGGCATGGCGAAGATACCACAACGCGGCCGGGCGCGTAATCCCGGAGCGTTCAGGGCAATCACTAAAATCTGGTCGCGTCCTTATAAAAGCATGGGCTGCAATAGAGCAGATAAATAGATTGCCCTTCCCATGAGCCGGCATGGTTAAAAACCGGCATATATTCCAGTGAGTACTTAGCGTGCTCACTGAAATATAAAAATAACGTTCTCTACAAAATGTCGCCTCACGGTGGCGGGATTCTCACACCCTAAATTCAGGAGGGGTTATGCACGATGACGAATTACACACAGCTTTTATGAATGCACGCAGTTCTGAACGGTTGCAATTACTCGAGCTGTTAGAGAGCAAGCTTGACCGCCTTGCGGCCGATAAAACCTCCCTCGACCAGGTATTCAGTGCGCTAAAAGACTGGATCAACCTTCGCCGCCCCTCCGCCAACGAAACCAAGCCGGAGACAACGCAATGATGGCGTTTTTCTTCTCACTCGCTGCTGTTTGGGCGGTTGCCTCCATGGGATTGGTGGGCTGGGTTATCTACCGCTATTGCAAATTTTGCCGTGCATTCAATCGGCAGTGTTTGCCGCCAGAACAGCGCAATTACGATTAGGAACAACAATGGCCGATCAAATCGATATAGCTCAGGAGCGGCATCAACTGGTTCTTGAGTCTCAAATCGCTAGCGCTCGTCCACAGCCGTGTGGGCCTTCTGCGTTCACTTGCGAAACCTGCGATGCACCGATACCAGAAGCACGCCGCGCTCTCGTTCATGGCGTAACGCGCTGCGTTACCTGCCAGGAAATCCATGAAGCAAAAGCACGACATATCAGAGGTAACCCATGAACAAGCCCGCCCTTAAATGGCTCGGCAGCAAAGCCCGTATCATCGACACACTGCGCCAGCATCTGCCGGAAGGGAAACGGCTGGTTGAGCCGTTCGTCGGCTCCGGTGCGGTATTCCTCAATACCGACTATGACAGTTATCTGCTGTGCGATATCAACAGCGATCTGATCAACTTCCACAACGTCGCAAAAAACCATCCTGAGGTGCTGATCCGCGAAGCGCGCCATCTGTTCAACGCACATCCGGATCAGGCTAGCTATTACGCCGTACGTGCTGACTTCAATCTGTGCTGTGACAGCAATTTCATCTACCGCGCCGCGCAATTCCTCTACTTGAACCGCCACACCTTCAACGGTGTATGCCGCTACAACCTGCGCGGCGAGTTCAATTCTCCGTTCGGTCATCGAAAAGCGCCTTACTTCCCCGAGAACGAGATCAGAGCCTTTGCGGAAAAGGCGCAGGCCAAAAAAGCGGTTTTCCTGTGCTGTACTTTCCCGGAAGCGATCAGGATGGCCCAGGCCGGCGACGTGATTTATTGCGATCCGCCTTACATCCCAGCCAGCGCCACCGCCAGCTTTACCAGCTATCACACTGACGGCTTTACCAACGAGCAGCAGAGCAAGCTGGCGCGCATGCTCCGTATCGCCGCCAAGCTGGGCCGCCACGTCGTGGCCTCGAACAGCGAGACGGACGCAGCCAAAGCACTGTACGCCGATTTCGCTATCACCTCGATCACCGCCCGCCGCTCTGTCAGCGCCAAAGCTGCCAGCCGAGCAGACGCTGGCGAGATCATCGCAACCATGAGATCACAAGATACCGGTATCGGCTGGAATCAAAAGATAGGGACAGGTAACTCCGAGTGACAAATAACGCCCGCGGACGGTGCCAACCTTCCCCGCCGCTACCCTACCCGGGCAGCGGCGCGGTTGCTTTTGAATACGCGTATTCTTGGAACGCCAAGCGCAACGCCATCGTCACAGAACGTGCCGACGAGCCGGCATCGATCCAGTTATTCGGTGCCACCAATCACGCAGGCAAGCCGGTACGCGTCCCTCTGTTTGATATCGCCGGCCAGTCCCGAGTTGCCGCTCCCGCAGCGCGTCGTCTTCGCCGGCGACTGTCTGCCCTTCCCCAATATATCCGCCGTTATTACACGCAGCGCCTGAGCAACATCGAACAAAGCAAAGGAATGAAGGCCGCTAACGGCTGGCTGATCAATACCTTTGAGCTCCACGTCTTGCCGCGCATCGATGCGGTAAACGAACAGTACCAGATCGGCCAAGTGCCGCCGACGCTGATCGCCTTTCGCGATGATTTCTTCCGCATCCCGTACAGCGGGAAAAAAGACCTCAAGCGCCTGGCGCACAGGCTGGCCGACTGCATGACAGGCGAGTTTGTCCGCCTCTGCGATTACTGGGCCGCCGCCGCTGACGATCTGGCCTTTGCGGTGATCTATGCCTATGGCCGCATCGGCTACTTAACCCAGCATCTGAATATGTTTGCTCCGGGATGGCAGCAATATTGCAGCGGGCAGTTGAGCGCGGAAGATGCAACGCGCGCCGTTGCGCGCCTCGAATCACCGGCATGGTGGTTGCGCCGTTTGCGCCGCCTCCATGACCAGTGGCGCGAGCACCTCATGATCGCCGCCGGCTATGTCAGCGATAAGGCAACACCCTACTGCAGCGATCCATGCCTGAAAGAATGGCACGCCCAGAAGAAAGCCAACCGCGAGTTTTTGAAGTCGCGGGAACTCGAAGACGTGGACACCGGCGAACGGGTTTGTTTGGTCGATAAGGTGGACGGGAGCGTCGCCAATCCGGCAGTACGCCGCGCTGAGCTAATGAACCGCATGCGCGGCTTTGAGGATTTGGCGAAGGCCCGCGATCTGGCTGGCGAGTTCTACACCCTGACGGCGCCGTCAAAGTACCACGCGATGCAAAGCAAGACTGGGCGCCGCAATAACAAATACCGCGGCGCCAGCCCGCGCGAAACCCAGCGCTACCTGTGCAAGGTCTGGTCAAAGGTACGGGCATCGTGGAAACGCGCTGGCATTCGCGTGTTCGGCTTCCGCGTCACCGAGCCGCACCACGACGAAACCCCACACTGGCATTTGTTGCTGTTCCTCAAGCCTGAGCACATCGAGCAGGCGCGCGACATCTTCCGGCACTATGCGCTGCAGGTTGATGGTGATGAGCCAGGCGCCGCGGAATACCGTTTTAGCGTTACGCCGATGGATGAGCAATTCGGCTCTGCCACTGGCTACATCGCAAAATACATCTCCAAAAATATCGACGGGTACGCCCTGGACGACGAGCTCGATCACGACACCGGCGAACCGATGAAGGATATCGCCAAGCGCGTAAACGCCTGGGCATCGCGCTGGCGTATTCGTCAGTTTCAACAGATTGGTGGTGCCCCGGTCACGGTATACCGCGAGCTGCGCCGGCTGCGCGATCGCGACCTGTTCCTGCACCCGGAGATCTCGCCCGCGCACATCGCGGCAGATGCCGGCGACTGGGCCGGATATACCGACGCCCAGGGCGGCCCGTTAGTCGAGCGTCGTCACATCCGCGTGCGCATCGGCTACGACATCACCGAGAACGGCAACGATTACGGCGACGACATCATCAAGATCGCCGGCGTTTACTCGCCGTTCGCCAGGACGCAGCCGATGATTTACACCCGTCTGAACACCTACAAGATAGTCCCGGCCAGCGCCGATCCAGGTTTGGCCGTTGACCTTCAGGCGGCAGCGCCGCCCCTCGGAGTTCTGTCAATAACTGTACGCGGAACGCAGCAGGAGGAAGACAGACAGCGCAGTAATTCCGGCCTTTTGCCCCCTGATATAGATGCAAATGGCTGTGCCAGCTGGCCGCCTGGGGGCGATTTTGAGGGGATGACGCGCCGAGAACGGCGGGCCTTCAACGAATACCTGATAGCAGAAGCGAAAAAAACACGAAGCAAGCAGCCAGCGCAGCACCAACGTACCGAAAAATCAGCGCAACACCTTGAGCGGCTAATCGATTTCGCGGCCTCGATCGGCCTGGAGCTGACCGAGCTGGAAGCGAAAAAACTTGCCGGCGGTGATGAGTTGTCGCTTAACGGCAAGCGCTGGCGAGCTGGCGCCGATGGAGTCATCCGCGAAGCGCCAGCGAGTTATGCGGAGAAGCGCAGCGCTATCATGAGCCGAGTATTTGCGCTGAAAAATCATCGAAAGCAATCATAGCCTAGAGTTAGCTAAATGATTTTAAAAAATCACGCACCAACAAGAATATGCAATGGGTACGGCGGTATATAATTAGTATCGCCGCTAATATATATAATTCGCAAAACAAGATAGGCATAAGTAATATCATGCTATTTACATTAACATTTCTGTGTGCTTTAATTTTAATATAACCTTATAACTCAGCCACATGACAAGGAATAAATAATGTCAAGAAAAACAACATCTTACTTGGATAAGATGGAGCTAGAGAAAACAACAAAAAAAAGCATCAAAATTTATGTTTACACGTTAATATTAGGATTGTCTTTGATATTGCTGGCAAAACCCCTTGAGTTTCCATATCAATGGCTATATACGACCCCATCATACATTAACAGCTCCCCTTTATCATGGATTTCAAGCTCATGGGCTTCAGTTTTAGGCATTCATGGCACCATAGCAGCACTATCGATAACCTTCATGGGGATGTTTGTCAGCCAAGTTGCTTCTTCTGTAGAAAATAGTTTCGAGTCGGTGTGTAGAATTATTTTACTAAGAAAGAAAGACTTTCTAAATTTTAGTATGGATGCAGTATGCGGATTAATTTTAGGTGTTTTTTTTATGGTTGTTGGAGGTGGGTTAATCCATTACTCTATATCTATGGCAATATCAATTTACTTCATAATAACATACATGATAATGTATTATGAGCTATATTCAGTAACAGAAGACAAGAATGCTATAAATGAGATATTGTTCGATGAGTTAAAATACCATGGAAATTCTTATCATGAGTCGAAAATAGAAAGCGAAAGAATAAATAACAACTTCAAAAAATTCGTAGACACCAAGGTCAACATTTTTACAGACTCTAAATATGACTACTTTACTGAAGATATAACTCAATTAAATATTTTCCCGAAATCAAACTCACTAGTAATAGATTCTTTTCACGAACGCAATCTCGACGATTTAGATAGCTACTTAGCCTCCATTGATAAAAACATAAGGCTCTATCTAAGAATTTCATTCCTATACCCTACCATTAACTATGACACGTACCTCACAACAACAAAAGGCATCAGACTAACAGAAACTGAAATTAGTGAATTATCAATAAAAGTGAATCAGTGTTTTAATATAAAAAATAAAAACGTGACCTACGAATCATTCAAAATGCTGGAGTCATCCGTTGTCGAAAATATTTACCATACACTAATCACTGGTAATGAAAGATCCTTAGACTTTGGTGCGTTAGCATTATCGTTACTATCATCAAAATCCAATCACATTGAAATAATAAAACACCTAGATCACCTTGTGACTTCAAGAGGAAGAAATAATCATATAGAAATATCGATATTGGAGGCGTTTTTCGAGAAACTATATCATATAAGACTTGGTGAAGGGACAATACAGGATGATATCTTTGTCATAAGCTCAATCATTGACATGTCAATTTACATATATGAAAAAGATAAATATGAAACTTTCTTCAAAAAAGTTAATCGTTTTATATCTCACAGAACGAAATATGGTGATGACAAGATTAACAATCCTTACCTGGAATACTATATCGCATTAACCATTAGGCATATTTCCAATATGTATTATGAAGCATTTGAAGAAAATACACGTTACTTGGCTAATGAGTTAAAATACCTTAGCAAAACCAGAATGAATAAAGAATTAAATGACAGGCAAAAAAAGCTAATATCTTGCATGAGAGAATGCATTGCTTTATTAACTGTCAGGTTCGATTTTTTGATGAGCAGAGACAGTAATGACAACTATAAAATTGAATTAGAAAAAATAACGTCATTAATTAAGCAATGGTCAAACCCTTCATTTATTGAAGAAATCTATTTCCTCCAAGAAACCTATGACGCATTATTTAGTATACCTAGTGACTTTTCAAGCATCCGTGCTGAAATGAGCCTCAGGGAAACACCAGATGGTGTCGCTACATGGGTAGGTGCAAATCATAGCTTTTATAAAGCTATTGCTATTTTACTTTACCAGCTCCCTGTAAATAAAAACCATCTTAATTTGATTTTTATATCAGACAAAAATCAATTTCTCCAGAACACAAAAATAACAACACAAATGATTGGGAGCATTATTGATTATGTAAGAACGAGAGATTTCTTACTGATGGTAAATGCTATAGGGGAAAACAAGGAGTTAGAGCAGAACATTAAAACAAAAATAGAGAGATTAGCTGAATCACTTGAAAAAGTAAAAAGTGAAATAACAACTATAATAACAAAAAATATCGAACATGCAGAACTTGATATGGAGCTAGTCTCACAATATCAAAATGAGGTCAAAAATAAAGCAACAGAGCAAATAAATGAATTCATCAACATTGAGAAAGCAGAAAAAACAATGGAAATTAAGGATGACGTTGATTACTGCAGTCTTATTAACAAGCGAGAGATCTTGCCATCTATAGATGGAGTTCATTTCTCAATGAATACAGAGAACCATGCTGTAAGTGCCGTATTCAGCCTGATAAGAAAAAACCTAAATTATATTAATAATGATAATGTCGTCATTGAAACAATCCACGACGTAGATAAATTAGAAAACAACAATTATATAACCATTGAATACATGGTTAAAAACAGAATGAATACATATAAATTTTCTAAAGGATTACGTATGCATGACGACAAAGGGCATCTTGGCTTTGAAAAGCCAGGGATGTATTATCTAAATTTGGAGAAGGAACTTGATGTAAAGTTAAACTCGGAGAAACTTGTTTCAACCAAGATAACCCGGATAGACGAAAATAATACCGATGATTTATATAATAAATTCTCACTTAGCAAAGATGATGAAAACCTCCTCCTTCGTTCTGAAATAGAGATAACATTCAATATATTTATCAATAAGAAAGAAAAAACTACGCTACTTTTCCTTTCTGAAGAAAAATGTAAGGAGTTGAATGACAAAGAAGAACTACAGTACCAGCAATTGATAAGAACAAACCGAGACTCGATTGATAATAACTTGCAAAGCCAATAGCTAGCTGTACAAAAGTGCACAATTTTGCACAATAATTCGATCTCCCACATTGCGAACCTGTGCCAGTACTGGCACGGGTTCGATCTACTTTGGATCTTGCACAAAAAAGAGGGTGTGAGGCGCGCAGGCGAGGCGGGGGAGCAAGCGCGCGCTTTGGGGTATGGGAAGGGGGGCGTGTGTTGCCTGAATGGGCCGCTGTGAGGCTCTCACCGTCGTGGTGCTAATGTGAGGTGATGAGCAGGCGTTAACGCGCCAGCGGCCCGCATAGCGCGGCTGGCGGTGGGGAGTGGTTCGAAGTGATGGGCGTGGCGCGTGATGGGGTTACTTGTCAGGGGATGACCGCCATAGACAGCGGCGGCCGTGCTGCAGCGCCGGGGCTACTTTCGCGACGAGTTCAACGTCAAGCGCGAGGTGTCCTGGCATGACGTCACCGTAGAACGGGTGGTGTCAGCGATCGCCAGGCGCTACAAACTGAAGGCCATCATCTCGCAGCAATTGATGGAGCTGGAGATCGACCACGCCGACCAGACGCAAGAAAGCGATATGTCCTTCCTGACGCGCATGGCCGAAATGCTGGGCGCCATCGCCACGGTGAAAAATGGCAGTCTGCTGTTCATCCTGCCCGGTGGCGGCGTCAGCGCCAACGGCAAGGCGCTCCCCTCCTTCGCCATCACCCGCAGCAGCGGTGATCGTCACGCCTTCCGCATTGCCGATCGTGATGCCTATACCGGCGTACGCGCGTACTGGCTCGATCTGGAATTCGGGAAAAAGAAAAAGGTCACGGTGAAGGCCCGCAAGCCGGCGAAAAAGAAAGTGCAACGCAGCAGCCGCCGCGAGGGTGATTACATCGAGGGGGCCGACGGTAACGTCTATGTCCTGCGCAAAACCTACAATAACGAAACGGCCGCCAAACGGGCCGCGGCTGCAAAATGGCAGCAACTGAAACGCGGCGCGGCTGAATTTACCCTTACCCTGGCCTACGGCCGTGCCGATTTATACCCGGAGCAGCACGGCACGGTATCGGGATTTAAAACGGATATTGATAATCAGGATTGGATAATCGCCAGGGCGAGCCATTCGATCGACGGGAACGGCTTTACCACACGGCTGGAACTGGAGGCTAAAATACCTGAATGGATTGCAGAAAGTGAGAAGTGACGGCCATAATAACGGGGAGTTCAACTCCCGCCATGGGAGGCCATCATGTTTGTTTGCCCGATCTGCGGTGCTATGGCCCGCACACGCACCAGTCGCCGTCTCAGTGAAATGACGATACGCCAATATCATCAGTGTCAGAATTTCGAATGCAGTATCACATTCACGACGCTAAACAGCGTTGAAAAGCTGGTAACAAAGCGCGGCCCGCGCGAAGAGCTACCGCCCGACTTTATCCCGCAAGACGCCTTCCCAACGTCCCACTATGGGCGTGATCAGCTGAACCTGTCACTGTGAACCGGTCCCGCCTTTGAGCGGGGTTTTTTATCATCTGTTTTCATAGAGATGCCAGACACAGAGCAAACCAGATGGGTAAAAATGTGGTCATTGAAAATATAAAACTTATATTTTTCAATAAAATAAACAACAAAAAAGGGAGGCTTTCGCCTCCCTTGGTAACTCCCCTGCCTGAATCAGTGATTACGGATGTATTCGTCCATATCGGTTTTCAGGTTGTCGGACTTGGTGCCGAAGATGGCCTGCACGCCGGAGCCAGCGACGACTACGCCGGCTGCGCCCAGTTTCTTCAGGCCCGCCTGGTCAACTTTGGACACGTCGGCCACGCTGACGCGCAGACGGGTGATGCAAGCATCCAGGTTAGTGATGTTTTCTTTGCCGCCGAAGGCCTGAACCAGCGCCGCGGACATTTCGGAACCGCCCTGCGCAGACTGCTCGGCAGCGGTGTCTTCACGGCCCGGCGTTTTCAGATCCAGCTTGGCGATCAGCACGCGGAAGATGGTGTAGTACACCAGACCGTAGACGATGCCGACGATTGGGAACAGCCAGATTTTGCTGCTATTGCCGCTCAGTACGATAAAGTCGATCAGGCCGTGCGAGAAGCTGGTGCCGTCACGCATGCCCAACAGGATGCAGATTGGGAACGCCAGACCGGCCAGGATAGCGTGGATCACGTACAGGATCGGCGCGACGAACATGAAGGAGAACTCGATCGGCTCGGTGATACCGGTCAGGAACGAGGTCAGCGCGGCGGAGATCATGATGCCGCCGACTTTCGCGCGGTTTTCCGGCTTGGCCGAGTGCCAGATGGCGATGGCCGCAGCAGGCAGACCGTACATTTTGAACAGGAAGCCGCCGGACAGTTTGCCCGCGGTTGGGTCACCCGCCATATAGCGAGGGATGTCGCCGTGGAACACCTGGCCCGCCGCGTTGGTGAATTCACCAATCTGCATTTGGAACGGTACGTTCCAGATGTGGTGCAGACCGAACGGCACCAGAGCACGCTCAACCACGCCGTAAATGCCGAAGGCTACAACCGGGTTCTGGTAAGCCGCCCATTGCGAGAAGGTCTGGATAGCCGTACCGATCGGCGGCCAGATGAAGGACAGCACTACGCCCAGAACGATCGCCGCCAGACCGGAAATGATCGGCACGAAACGCTTACCGGCAAAGAAGCCCAGGTATTCCGGCAGTTGAATGCGGAAGAAGCGGTTGAACATATAGGCCGCGATGGCGCCGGAGATAATCCCCCCGAGCACGCCGGTATCCGCCAGGTGTTTGGCCGCAATCTCTTCAGCCGGCAGGTGCAGCACCAGCGGCGCAACCACCGCCATGGTTTTCACCATGATGCCGTAGGCCACCACCGCCGCCAGCGCGGAAACGCCGTCGTTGTTGGTGAAGCCCAAGGCGACGCCGATGGCGAAAATCAGCGGCATGTTGGCGAAGACCGAACCGCCCGCTTCCGCCATCACGTGGGAGACTACCGCAGGTAGCCAGCTAAAGTTGGCGGAGCCGACGCCCAGCAGGATACCTGCGATAGGCAACACGGACACCGGCAGCATTAGCGATTTACCTACTTTTTGCAGGTTTGCAAATGCGTTCTTGAACAT